CGACCTCTCCTACTACTGGGTAGCGGATCGTGAGGGCCGCTCGTTCAAGCGGCTCAACGAACTGTACGCCGCGACGGGACAGGTAGGATTCCTGGCTTCCGAGCGTGTGGATGGCAAGCTGGTTCTGCCCGAAGCCGTGAAGGTGCTGGCGCAGAAGGCCGCCTAACGGGAGGAAGCGCAATGGACGATTACCAGACGAGGAACTACACCGCCCACGGCGGGCGCGAGACCGTCATCGGCGGAAAACTGACCTTCCTGCCCGGCGCGGAGGTTTCGGGGCTCGGCGAGGCGCTTACCCTGCCGAAGGCGCCTTTCCTCCCGAACAGCGAGGCCACGACCGTCACCGCGCTCCGCGCGGATTTCAACGCCCTGCTGAGCGCGCTCCGCGCCGCCGGCCTCATGGCGCCTGAGACGATGCCGGAATGATTGTCACCGTACCCGAGCTGAAAGCGCACCTGCGCATCCAGCATGACGAGGAGGACGCGCTGCTCGAGTCGCTGCTCAGGCAGGCGCAGGCAGCCGCCGAGGACTTTTGCCGCACGTCATTTGGCGAGAACGCGCCGCAGGCCGTGCGGCTGGCTGTGCTGCTCATGGCCTCGCATTTCTATGAATGCCGGGACAGTTCGGAGAAGACTGGCTACCATGTCATGACCGCCGCGTTCCGGGCGCTGCTCTATCCGCACCGCGCCATTGAACAGATGTTTTAGGATCACCTATTAGCGTATTGAAGGAGGTCGGCCCATGCGCAGCATTCCACATCCGGGCCAGCTCCGACACATGGTCGAGATCGGGCGCACCGTGACCACCGCCAACGAGAACGGCTACCCTGTGAAAGCGGACGAAGTTTTCTGCCGGGTATGGGCCGCCGTTGAGGATGATTCCTCGCGGTACCTCATCGCCGGAGACGCCGAAACCGCAGAGCGCGGGCTGTGCTTCATCATCCGCTGGCGCGGCGACGTTCAGCCCGGCATGTGGGTGCGATTCCGGGACGAGAAGTACGGGATCACGAAGCTGGGCGAGTATGATTTCAAGCGCCGGTACCTTAAGCTGACCACGGCGTCTTCCAACGGGGTGGGCTGATGAAGAAAGTACAGGACGCGTTGAAGCCCACCGGCATCCCTGCATTCCCCGGCGCGTGGAAGCCCACCGCGTCCCAGCCGACTACTCCGGCGCAATACATTGTCTACACGACGATGACCACCGAGGATGGATACTGGGACGACGATCTCAGGCGGTATCGGCTGTATGTTTACCTGAACCTCTGGAGCGAGCCCGATCCTACCGATGCCGTCCAGATCATCCGCGCCGCCATGCGCGCGGCGGGCTTCGCCATGGCAGAGGAAAACGAGCGCGCCTCGCCCGACGAGGAAGCGCGCCAGTACCTCGTCTCGTGGACCTGGGTGGGATGGACAGAGGCGGAGGCATCGCCATGAGCCTGGACGTGAGAGGCGGAAAAGAACTACAAGAGGATTTCGCCCGGATGGCCAACCTTCTCCGCTCAGGCGAAGGCGAAGGCGCAGTCAGTCGGATGCTCGAAGCTGCCGCTCAACCGATTCTGGAGCAGATGGTTCACAACGCCAGCAGTGATCCCCGCCCGCGGTCCGGAAATCTGCGCGGTGCGCTCCGGATTAAAAAAGCATCCAGGCGGCGCGGCGCTCGGGTGACGATAGGCGTTCATGCCGCTGAGGGTGGTGTGCCGTATGCAAATCCTGTGGAATTTGGCCACGGCGGGCCGCATCCCGCGCCGCCGCACCCCTTCGTCCGCCCAGCCTTCGATGCGAAGGCAGAGGAGGCCTATGAAGAACTGAAAAAGCTTCTGAATGAAGCCCTCGACAGACGAGGGCTTTTATGATACTGATTTGCGAGACAGGAGGAACCTTCCATGCCTGAACCGACTGCATCCCCGGCGGTTGCCAGCACCATTGGTCTGAAAAATGTGGTGATCGCGCCGCTGACCACCGATACTGAAGTCACGCTTACCTACGGCCCGCTGCAGCTGCTCGCCGGCGCGATCGACGCGCAGATCGCCCCGGAGAACGCCGATCCGGAAGTACAGTACTATGACGATGTGGAAGGCGATGTCGTATATCCCGATCCCGACGTCAAGCTGACCATGGAGATGGCGGACATCCCGCTGGCGCTCCAGGAGATGATCCTGGGCAACACCATTGATGACAATGGCGTGCTTCTCCGCCAAGCGGGAGATTCGCCGCCTTATTTCGCGCTTGGGTTCAAAAGCGAGAAGGCGGACGGAACCTACCGATACGTGTGGCTGTTCAAGGGCCGCGCCAAGCCTGCGACCGAGCAGTACCACACGAAGGAAGGCAAGACCCTGACCCGGCAGACGGGCAAACTCGAGTGGTCCTTCATCAAGCGTACTCATGACGGGTTCTATCAGGCCGTCGCCGACGAAGGGCAGAACGGGTTCACTGCCGCGAAAGCCGCCGATTTCCTGGCCAGCGTATACACGCCGGCGATCACATCGGGCACCTGATTCTGGCCCCAAAGGAGTATCAACCATGATCACCTGCACCCTGGGGGAAAAGAAATACGCCATAGATTTCGTGTCCGGCCGCGCGCTGCGGGAGATGGGGCCGGCTGCAAAAATGCACGCGCACATTACCGGGCTTGCGAAGCGCGCGCTGGAAGGCAACCCCGCTCAAGATGATACCTCCGTTGAGGGCGCCATGGATGTGCTCGTCCGCTGGTTCTGCATTCTCTTCAACAATCAGTTCACTCCGGACGACGTGTTCGACCACTACCCGGTGGACCGCCTGATCCACGACATTACCTTTGCCATGATGGCGGTCCAGGCACAGACCACCTCTGTGCTCTCCGAGTTCCCTATGCCGGCAGCGCAGGAGACGAAGGCGTCCTGACGCTGCACGACTACGTCCTGGCAACCTACAACGAACTCCTGAAAGCCGGGTGGACCATGGCCGAGATTGACGGCATGGACATGCCCGGCTTTCTCTCTATCCGAGCATGGAACGCGAAACGCGAAGCGCGTACGAAGATCCCCAAGCGAAGATTCATCGACGAGGCGTGGCCGCAGATGCGGTCACGCTGATATTCTGCTGATTCTCTTATGGAAGGAAGGTGACACACTTGGCCGAAACCCTGCGCGACCTCGTTGTGTCGCTGTCCCTGGACTCGGACAACTTCTCCCGAAACCTTGGCAGCATCAATAAGCAGATTCAAGAGGCGGAGAGCCGGTTCAAGGCGGCGGGCGCCGGCGTCACCGGGTTCGAGAAGTCCGCCTCAGGGCTGGGCGCGAACCTCTCCACGCTCCGGGAGAAGTTTCAGTTGCAGGGAAAAGCCGTGGAGCAGTACCGGCGCGCGCTCGATGCCGCCAACGTCAAGCTCACCGCCGCCGTCCGGAAGAACGACGAGCTGAAATCCTCGCTGGATGGCGCGAAGGCCAAGTATACCGACCTCAAGCGCCGGATCGACCAGGCCCGCGCGGCCTACCAGGCCAGTGTCAAGGCGACGGGCGACAACAGCGAAGCGTCGAACCTGCTCGGGCTGGAACTTCTGGAGCTTGAGGAACAGTACAAGGCCACCGGTGCGGAGATCAGGAAGCTGGAAGGGCAGCTGGGCGCCAGCCGGAAATCCATGCAGAACGCCGCCGACGCGGTAACCAAGGCGGAAACCAACCTCAACAATGCCAAGGCCGCGCTGAAGGAAACCGAAGCCGCGATCCAGAGCACAACCCAACGGCTTGAAAGAGCGCGTTCGAAGTGGCTTACCGCAGGCGCCGCCATGGAGTCCTTCGGGAAGAAGGCCACCACTGCCGGCCAGGCGCTGGAGCGTGCCGGGCAGAAACTGACCTCCTTCGCTTCCGTGCCGCTGGCCGGGCTCGGCGTCGCCGCCGCCAAGGCGTCCATTGATTTTGAGGAAGCCTTTGCCGGCGTCCGGAAGACCGTGGACGCGACTGAGGGCGAGTATAAACGCCTCGCCTCCGATGTAAAGGCCATGTCCACGCAGGTGACGGCGGACACCACCGCCATCGCCGCGGTCATGGAGAACGCGGGCCAGCTGGGCATCAAAAGCTCCGCGCTGACGCCGTTCAC